GAAAACACATCATCACTTGCTACTGTAGATATCTCACTTAATGATCCAACAGCTATAGAGTTAAAGTTTGTACCGTCTGCTATCAGAAGATTACCAGAGGTATTTGTTCCCATTGTGATGTCATCACCAGATACAGTAAGATCACCAGGAATAGTGACATTACCATTAGCATCTTGAAACACCATCTTACTGGCAGGTAAGGTAATAAATACGTCTTTTGATCCAGAGGATAGATTTACAGCACTGTTGCTATTTGAACTTGCTATTACTGTTGTTCTGGCAAGTGTTGTTCCAGAGGCGGTAAAGGTTCCTAAACCAACCTCAAAGTCACTATTGTTAGCATCGACAATAGCGTAATATGTAGTATCACCGTCAGAAAGATTAGCAGTAAAAGTTTCAAAGTTACCCACTGCACCACCAAGAGTAATCGTTCCTGTACCTGTAGTCGTTGTCGTTTCACGAACTCTATCTGCAATGGTTAACGCCATTAAGCTATCCTTATTATCGCATTACTTGCATCGGCTGTGGGAAATACAACCGTAAAATCTCCAGATGTGGCTGTCTTATCTGCACCAAAATCTAATACACATACCGCAGGATCACCAGATGCACTTTCGTTGAATATCAATGCACCCCTTGCCGTTATGGTTACATTGCTAAATGTTGCATCAGAGAAATCTGTAAGGGCTGTGGTTCCTGATGTGCTTGGGTCTACCCTCGTTAGAGCTACACCCTTTGCCGAATAATTAGTGCCAGATACTTCGTTGCTTGTTGTATATGCTGTTGTGTCAGCAGCCAGTGTTGCACTTGATGTATACAGTGCTAAGTTGAATGTGCTACCTCCACTGTTTTTAAAATTATGTACACCTTCCAATAACTCTTTCTTAAATGTGGTACACATTGCCTGTGTTATAGCCATTATATTCTCCTTATAAGTTCAGCAAGTTTTTCTTGTCCTGCATTTTTAATTGCATTAACCACCGTTGTTCTGTCTGATTTTATAGCCTCTTTCATGTAAAACGCTATAACTTTTTCTATGTGTTCTTTATAAGCTCTTGCCTGTTCTTGTATCTCTATGGGTGCATTATCCCCCACCTGTATTATTTTATCGGCACATCTTGATGCCACTTCCTCTGGCGAAAACCCTTTATTGTCTGACGTATGTACTGTTACAATAGGATTTTTTGGTAACTCCATCAACATTACATCACCCTTGGTTCACCGTTGCGATAGCTATCTCTCTTGACACGACCATCCACAAGTTGTTGTAATCCCACTAATGCTTCATCGTATCGTGTTTTATACAAACTTATTATATCGGCTTCACCTTTCATAAACGTATACGCCTCTAGCAAACTGCCATACAGCAATACAGCCTCTGCATTATCTCCAAGCCATGACGTAGAGGATGTTACTATTGATGGTGGATCATAGTAATAATGCAGTTGCACCGTATAACCAGAGTTTGGCGTTGGTGCTAACATAAAGTTATCCGCATCAAAGTTACAGTAGTATAAAGGCTGACCAGTTGTTGCTATCGCAGGATACGCTTCTCTTATAAAGTTTGCATCCTTTGGCAACAGAAACGCATAGTTGTCACTACCATCTATTACAGCTATGGAAAATGTGGCAAGAAAGTCGGTTGGCTTAACTAAAAACCTGTTTGATGACGTTAGATTGGTTTGAACATTCTTTCGTAAGTCTGGTATCAACACTGATCTATATACACGCTCTTCTGTTTGTTTTACAAAGGTTGGTATATTGCTAACAAACACGCTTTCCGTGTTATCAGTATATTCCTTGATAGCTGCTGTTAGCTCTGTATAATTCATTTTTTGCTCTTGTCTTTTGCGTATAGATTATCAAAAATCTGATTAACATCCAAGACATAATCCAAATCCGACTTAGAGTAATGTATATGCTGTGACGGTAAGAAATCAGGAGGACCATCTCCTGTTTCAAACCATGCAGGGTGTGTAACACGAACTCTGTTGTTAGGCAATGCCACTATATTTCCTGTCCACGAACCTGCATCTAGCAACTCTAATACATGACTTTGCTTGTGTTGTGCAGGATCATCGGCTATCTCACTTTCCACATAATCCACAGTAAATAGATATTTAGCAGGGTAGAAGTCTTTGCCTATCTTTGCTAACCAAGGACATGGTGTAGCCCTATCCAGAACATACACAGCGTGGTTGAGGGAGGAACAATCCCACGGTTGTGCGTAATGAACAGGCATGGGTTCTGCCCACTCTTCAACAGGAGTATCTGCCACTAAAGCCGTAATTGGCATTCTAGCCCACATTGCTCCACCATGTACATTAGGCTCATCCGTGTCATCGGTTTCACAGCCTGTAAATATAACCTGAAAACTAAGGCATCTATTTGGCATTGTTGTCACGGCAATAGCCATAGCGTGAAGGAACTCCCCATGATACTTCTGATGATTATGGGTATACTCCCTCCGTACCCAACATTTAAAATGTGGGATATTGCTTTGTAGATAAGGCATATTTTATACTTTAGTTAGTTTGTATCCCTTAGCTTTAGCAGCAGCTCTTATCTTAGCAAGGCTCATTGTGGCTCCACCACCTTTCATCATTTTCTTCTTCATTGTGGCTCCACCCATAGCGTAACCCTTCTTCTTCATGGCTCCACCACCACGCATCATCTGCTTTTTCATAGTGGTTCTACCACCTGCAGCCATACCTTTCTTCTTCATCTTTCCACCACCTACATAACCTTTTTTATTTCTTTTCATCGGCATATCTTATCTCCTTAACTTGTTGTTACCGTGACAATGCCAACCAGACCAAAGATTGGCGATATTTTTAAATCGAAGTTGTCAAACTGAGCAACACCAACAGATAACTCTAAAGGCTCTGTTCGGTCTGGTCTTGCGTCAATTATGGACTGAGGATCGTCACTCTTTATCAAACCGACAAAGTTCTGTGGATGATCTGGATCAACCACATCTCTTCCAACCTTCAAACCATTTCTTTTACCATTGGTAAACTCGTGTACAAGGTCTGCTATAGGATAGCGAAAGCCTGTTCTATCGCATATTCCAAAAGCATATTTCCCCTTAGCGTAAGCCATTAGGCACTCGTGAAGAACGTGTTATAAGGAACAAACTTTATAGAAGCTGTCTCTGTGTCCTCCCCTGCTGCTAATTCAAACTGAAACTCATATTCTTGTTTTAACGCCTGAACCCTGTTTGCCACTTCTGGCTTCTTCATAGCTATGTAGTACGCCAATCCTGATACAAGGCATGGCACAAACCGTGGTGGAACGTGACTTGTTGTGGTTCCTGATATACCAGAGGCGATACTATCGATGCCCTTTAGTCTAAAAAAGGCTAACGTATACGTTGTGTCTGGAACTGGATGCAACGTGACTGTCGTAGAGCCTGCTAATCTTTGTACAAATATCTGTGTTGGCTTACCTTGTGTATTCTTATTTGATTTTTGGGCAAACGTAGAGACACTTATTCTACTAACATTTGTATCGAGTTGTGATGTGCCTGTACCTGTTCTAATCGTATGCTCAATGATATCTATAGTATCACTGGGCATAGTATATGTGGCTGTGCCTGCTGATAGCGATAATGTGCCAGACTCTATGGTAAAAAGGTTTATACCTCTATTTTGCCACTCCAGTGTTAGTATCTGAAAGCTACGTCTAGCTGTTTTTAAGTCATAGCCAGAACGCATTTCAAGCCCTGCTCTCTCAAAGGCTTCTTCAAATAACTCTGGTAAGTCTGGTGTTACAACTGCCATTAGAGCCTCCAATCTCTTCTATTTATAATATTATTCCTCATTCTTTTCAATCACTAATGGTTTGCAATAGGCTGAGTAGGTATTTCTTGTTTGTCTTTCATTGTAAAAGTTTATTTTCTTAGCGTACCAATTACATCTGTCTATGCTTCCATATTGCAAAGTATCGTCATATATTTCTGATCCCTCAAGAATGACTAGCATAAAGACCAATATTTTCATTTGAATTTCTCATTAAGTGAATCAACAACACTATCTATGTTTGGCTCCTGACCATGTGGGTCATATTTACATCTAAACTCCACCGGGCATTCTCCTTCAACTACTAAACTATATGTATTGTTTGCTCCTTTGTATAAACACACTTGCTGTCCATTCTTTGCTTTTACCCTTTTATATCGTCTACACGTTACATACTTTGGGTTTTCTCTTATTCCTTTTCGTACTTCTTGCTCCCATGTCCAATCACTAAACTTCTTTAGAAAACAAGAAAAACACTGAATTATATTTTCTGATTTAGCAAGATATACAACTCCATCATCAACACATAGCCATTCAAATGTCTCTTGTCCTCCATCTTTCCTTACACAATTATCCGAACCACCCTCTGTCGAAACCCATAAGGGTGTAGATGAAAAGACCAAGAAAACCAATGCCAACACTAAGGACAATGGTAAGTGCCACAATGCCAATAACCTTTTCCCTGAATATCTTCTTGTCATATATTTCTTTCTGCCTTCGCTTTCGTATCTGACCTTCCATCCGTAGTAACTCATCCCAGGCTGCAGTGCCATGTGCTAGCTTTATATATTGTTGGAGTTCATAGCGTTGTTCCTCTAATCTTTTTTTCGCTGCGAAAGATTCGATGGCTTCTTGCTCAACAGTTCCTGCTCCAAATACTTTGCGAAACATAGTAGGGTTCTTGGCAGATTTGTGCGCTGCATCCACATCACTAACAGCACCCATCCATCTGGATAAGTCTTGCGACATGGATTCCAAGTCACGACCTGCCTGAAACGCCCTTTTTATGCCGTTAAAAGCTGTACTTGCTGTAGCGACAGCAGCAGAGATAGTTACTGGATCGAACACGTTAGTATGTTTTACGCATCTTCAGAATGATGGTATATGTATCAGCACTAGAGTGACCCACGGTAGTAAAATCAATATCGCCTGTCTTTCCAGACCCTGCGTTATTTTTTATACCACCAAACTCACTATAGTCATGATACCCACTCTGATTCTCACCTAACTCTATTATAAACTTGTCAGAGGTTGCATCGAAGAGCATTCTAACCTTCATGCCTATGCACTGCCACCAGATTTTCTCTATGGCAACACTCGTACAAGTATTGCCATTTATATCTGATTCCAATGCACTGACATCGACCTTTTTAACGGCTGACTCACCTGTGCCATCAGAAATGTTTGTAAATTTCATAACAACGTGTTTGTCACCA